CGGAAGTTTCGTGCTATTTCATATAGCTTCGAGACGTAAGGATCGTCCTTCTTGAGGAGGCTTCCCTTCTCAATGATGTCGTGAACGTAATCCAAATTGGAGCGTTCATCATCATTAAGGTTCTTACGTAAAGTTTCATATCCGCCAGCTAAACAAATAGCCGACCATAATATGGAATGGACATAAGGGCTGTCTGATGAAATCAGATAGCGCTCAATGTAAGAATAGAATTCCTGACGGGAGTCAGCATGTGCCCAAAACTTTGGACTGTCCTCTAATATTTCATGAACAGTACGTTCACGGAAATGTATGAGGCCAAGTTCACGTTTAAGCAAATAATGAATCTCTTCGCGAGGTATCGAAGGAGTAAAATCATTTTTCAATGATTCTAACTCCTCGGCCACACGCCAAAGCTCAGCTTCACGCTGAAGCAATGGTTTACCATAAGGATTCCATCCAACAGGTCCACCTAGGGTATCAGGTATTTCACCTATAACCTCCAGGATCTTACGTTGTTTGGGACGGAGTAAAGGAATAATAGAAGTTCCAAACTGTCTAGCCATGTCCATAAAGGACTGGTCAGTTGGCTTGCGCCACTTATAAGATCTAATGACCTTATCAGCAGTTATGAATCTTGAACAAAACTCAGCAGCACGTGTCTCAAAGAGACACTTGTCGTATGAAATTTTGCACTCAAGTGATTCTATTAACCTAAGATATTCCGATTGGTATATACTGTCCATGACAATGTCATCACCAACAATAGCATAATTGTACTTTGCAGTACAAGGTCTGTTATTACGGGGATCATTAGCTCGTGGCTCAGTAACAATCGTGAATAAATCTCGTAAGGGTTCGACTGATCCTTCGACATTGCATATAACATATCTCATTAGAAAATGATGATATAAAGCAAAGGAAGGAAAAGAAGGGCCAAGGCCTAGCGGTTGACCTGTTTTCCATTGCAAGTCTATCTCTCCACCTTCTGGTAGGGAGCAGACATATTTTGCTTTGGAAACTTCCTCAAAAAGATCAATAAATGGATTGTTGCCATAGATGGCGCGAATAACATTTAATTGGTCAGAGAGAGGAAGGAAGTTAGTAGCGTCAGATAAATCTACAGAAGATAATCTGATGTGCTTTCTT